AGTTGCCAGGGCAATTAAAAAAGGGGACTTGGTTAGAAGTTCCTGCATTAGATGCGGAGAGGAAAAATCACTCGCTCATCACGAGGATTACGACAAGCCTTTGGAGATCATGTGGCTTTGCCAACCATGCCACAAGCAACGGCACAAAGAAATAAATTTTGATAAACCTCACGGGGCTACGGCCCCTATTTAATAGGAGTTGACATGACAAAATTAGATCAAATTTGGTTTGATGGCATGGTTGAAAAGTTCTTTGGAACTGCGCCGTTTAAACTGGTTCGCAAAGAAGACCCTGCCACTTCCCACCAAGCAGCACAGGCAATCGACACCACAAAGATGGAGTCACTGGTCTATGAAACCATTGCAGCCTATGGCCCAGATGGTTGCATCTCAGATGATGTGCTTGCCAAGTTGCCATTCCTGCCCTATTCCAGCGTCACAGCCCGATACAAGGCGCTGATTGACAAGGGTTTCATCGAGGTCATTGGAACCCGTAAAGGCGTTTCTGGGCGACTCCAAAGGGTTATGCGTAAGGTAGGGTAAATCCCTATTCCAATCTCTGTCAGACAAGGCAGAATTGGCGCATGAACCAACAACAAACAACCCGTTTAAATGCTTTCTGGCAGGATGTAGAGGCTCACAAGGCTCTCAATCCATCCTCGCCAGAGAGTGCCCTTGTAATCCTTAAATCTGTGGCCCTGGATGCCCTCCTTGCCGCACAAGACATTGAACAGATAGGAGTGAATGATGCAAACAATTGAATTTGTGCCTTTTGAGTGGGTAGACGATGACTTCAATCCAGATATTGACCGAATTGAGGTTGATTACCAGTGGCATGAAGCAGATGACTCTGTTGGCTTGCTCTCATATTGTGAGAAAACAGTCAAGTGGATGCGCTTTAACCTAGAAATCAAGGACATAACAGATGAGTTGTCCTATGCTGATTTGGCATATCTCAAGCATGAAATCAAGCGTAACGATAAGGAGATTGCAGATGAAAGAACCTGAAGACGAGGCTTTTGAGGAGTTGGCCCTGAAGCAAGGGCAATGGAGCCATACAAGTGGTTGGCGCAAGAAGCAGATTGCCCATATGGATGTTTACTCACATCCAGAAGAGTTCACTTACTTGCATCGCAATGATGTGATTGAGGAAGTTGCTAAGGAATTAGACCAGTTTGCTGGAGCATTTGGCAGAGACACAGTGCAATCGTTTGCGGCTTTTGTGAGAGGAATGAAGAAATGATTTTTGATTACAAGTGGGGTGCAATGAGTCCAAATGATCCAACTCCAGTTCCCATGAGGTTTTACACTAGGGAGGAAGCACAGGATTTTGCCGATAAAGCAAATGTCAGGATTGAAACATGGGAAGAAAATCCAGTGATTTACAAAGATGAATCAACTGGAAAAGAATTTAGGAGATGGAACAAGGATCATTGGAAAGTGAAGCCTGAACCTTGTATTGTGATGGAGTTGAAGAAATGAATAATGAACCAGCATTTCCAGTTCCTAGTTATGTAAATGCAGATGGAGAAACACATGATGTTTTATTTCAAGGCATGACCCTGCGGGATTACTTTGCGGCAAAGGCGATGCAAGGTTTTCAAGGGGAATGGGTGTATGACAATTCTGATGAGATTGCCAGCAAGGCATACGCTTTGGCAGACGCAATGCTGAAAGCGAGGGAAGCATGACACAAGATGAAATCATTGAGATGGCACAAGAATGTGGGCTAGTTGGTATGCGCCCTCACCTTGATGGCATTTATATTGAATCACTTTTAGCCTTTGCAAAGCTGGTGGCAGCCAAGAAGCAAGAGAGCATTATTGAAGTGGTTAAGAGTTTAGGTTCATGGGCGCACATAACTGAAGTGGTAGTTGAAATCAGAGGTGAAGCATGACACCACAGCAAATTCATGCCATGAAGATGGCGCTTAGGGCGTTGGAAAAAAACACCAAGCATCTACCCGCTGATTTTGATTATCACTTTGAAGCCATCACCGCCATCAAAGAAGCATTGGCAGAACACGCCATGCGTGAAGTGCAGCGGCTTGGGCAAGAGATTGAGCCAAAGATTGGTTGTGTGAATCACGATTGTGACCAATGCAAAGCACAGCCAGAGCAAGAGCCGGTGATTGGCAAATGGAGTTTGCGTGAAGTGTATTTTGATGAAGATGGAGAGCCAATAAGCCACAGAAGCCCACCACAGCGCACAGAGCAGCCAGCACAGCGCACATGGGTGGGGCTGACTGAGCAAGACCTTGATTACCTTTGTAACTTAGCCTATACCGGAGATGAAGAATTTGCGTTAGCAGTGCAAGCAAAACTTATGGAGAAGAACGCATGACACCGCTTGTGCAAAAAGCTGTCAGATTTGCGCCAGAACCAGAAACCGCACTTTGGTTTGATGTTGGTCAAATGCAAAGCACTCTTGAAATGAAAGTGCCAGCAGATTTCTTAATGCACCTTCCATCCAAAAGAACGGGGATTGTTGGCCTTGATACAGCGGGGAAAGACTTTGCCCTATGGTTGCTTAAGGGAGAGGGTTCTGTGACCGTTGGAGGCTGTTCAATGTGGCATGGAAAATACTTCCCGCCTTATGCTTACATGGCAACTGATGACGGGTTTAAGATTTACCAAAAAGACAAAGAAATAACGATTGATGATGTAAAGCCTGTACATCGTATGGTGCTTGCTGTGTTGGTCAAAATCAATGCACAAGCGCAAGGTTATAGGGCAACACCAAAGCGCACATTTCTAAATCAAAAGCGGCAGGCAAAAGGCAAATCAGCATTGACATTTGATTGGCACACGATTGAGATTGAGCCGCCAAAGGTTAAGAACGACCCCCAAGGTGGCACACACGCAAGTCCAAGAAGGCATCAAGTCAGAGGGCATTGGCGCACCTATAAATCGGGCGTAAAAGGATGGGTCAAAGAGTGCTGGAAAGGCGATGCAAGCAAAGGATCTGTTTTTAAAGATTATCAATTGAGGGAAACAACATGAGCCAACCTTGGCTATACAGATTTGGTATGTGGCTTTGCGAAAAAACAGGCCACCTTGGGGCGCGTAGTGGTTGGATTTACAACGGCTACTTCCACAGAGACTGCAAGATTTGTGGACGCATTGTGAGTGAACCAATTAAAAAGGATAAAAATGGATAAAGGATATTACTGTTTAATTTGCAAAAAACTACTTCTTGCAGATGAGTTTGGGGTAATTGTTCACGATGACATACCGCACCCACCAGATATGTCGTTTGATGAAGATAAAAAACCGCAATAACAAAAGGAGAACCAATGAAAGCACGAAAAGTATTTCACGCACTGATGGCCTCTAAAGGCTACACAGATGACGATCTAGCCATGACTGGCGACAAGTACACCAACCCTGCTATGCAAGGGCGCTGGAACTATTTTCTAGCGGGTTGGGAAATGCGGGGTGTGATGTGAAAGGCTATCAATCGTATTGCGTGTATTGCAAGCGCCCAGTGTTCACAATATTAACTAAGTGCAGCAGTTGCAGAAAATGCGGGGGGTGATGTGATCGAGATGATCTTCACTATCTTTGCCATAGGATTTTTAGGCATTGCACTTGCCATTGGAGGCGTTTGCATCATGGTTTGGATGGCCTTGAATGAAGACTAAGGGTGGTGCAAGACCTGGGGCTGGACGCAAGCCCACTCAAATCAACGAATCCAGAGCATTAACGCTGTGGAACCAGGGTGTTACAAAGAAAGAAATTGCCAAGCGCTTTGGCGTGGACTATCAGGTGATCTTGTACTTTTTTAAAAAGAAGAAACTGTTTAAGAGAGGAATAGCGCGGCTTCGTCTTTGCGGCGGTTTTCAAGACCTCTGAGCACCTTGCCACCAGCCTTGCAATACTGCAACAAAGACTCTATTGCCGCATCTTTATCGCCACGAATAACCTTTTGACGGAAGGTGCTGCGCTGTAATGTTCCCAAACCAACATTGAAGCTAAAGCTGACGCAAGCATCAAATTCACCTTGGGTAAGGACAACTGGAAGAAGTTGGGCCACACCACGCTCAAACCTTGCAAGATCACTTCTGAGAATTCCATCTACTTCTTCCTTTGTCCATACACGATTATCTTCAGGGCGTAAAAGAAACTCATCACGATTTTCTATCTTGAGTTTTCCTTGTTCTGGGTACAAAACATGGCCCACGCCCACAGTCCAGAGTTTTGCTGGGCAACGATATGGTTTAAACCGCACACCTTCATGGTGCTTAATCATCTCCACAGCTTGGGCACTGATGTTCATTTTTTGAACGCCTGTCCACCAAACCAGAACGACACAATGCAAGCCCAGATGATCTGGGTTTCATCATCCCACAATTGGTTGAGTGCTGTATCAAATGCCACATCTGTGTGCCAAGCATAGTAAAAGCCAAAGACCTCGACAAACATGAACATGATGAACATCCCGTAGGTAATGACGCTTCTGGTGGCCGCACGCATATTGATGACCCAGGTGGATGCACCTTCACCAAGGGCTATATCGTGGGCATAGAGGGCTTGGCGCTCCTGCATGGCGGCTTGGGCCATCTGAACATCTGCGTTGATCTGAATCTGCTCAGTCTGGATATGCTCAATGCGCTCTTGAGTCTCCAGGCCAGCTTTCTTTAGGGTCAGTTCCCTCTCAGTCTGCATTGCCGCCAATGCAAGTTCATGCTTCTTGTCAGACTTGTCTTGGACGAACTCAAGGATTTTTGGGAGGCCGCCCATCAGGAAGCTGACCAGGGATGAG